TATTCACGGTCAGAAGTGCCAGCAGTATCAGCCGAAGCATGATCTGAATTAGCGTCACCGCCCATATTGTAAATTTCTAAATCTCGTGACAAAGACATTTTCATGCCTGTCGTTTCTGCGGTTTCTTCCCACAGTGTACACATTAAGTCGTGAGCTACTTGATTAGCCATTATTTATTCACCTTATTTTTTTTGGCATTTTGATAGGCGTTGTAATTTTGTGTGCTGGGATTGGCTACCCATTTTTGACGCAGTTTATTAACCGCCTCATTACCACCGTCTATCGCGCCAGTTGAGTTAATTTCTGGTTCTGGTTGCGTATTAATAGGCTTTTTAGTGCGAGTCTTAACCTTGCTTGCTGCCTTTTCAAGTATATCACCAATCATAAACTGGTTGTTACCTGCTCGTTTAATATCTTCAAACAACGAAGGAATTCGTTCCATTGTCATTACAGCCTTGGCAATATCAACGCCTTTTTGCTGTGCAATATTAGACAAGATAATCATCACCCCTTTCGGGTTATCAAAGCCATCATCTTTAATTATTTTTAATAAACTATCTTTAGATGCTTGGTACTCTGGCAATTGCTTGGTTAATTCTTGCTCTTTTTGATAAAGATAAAACTCTGCCTCATCCTCAGCGCTGCTTTGCTGTTCGACTTGCTTAGTCTCTGTCGCTTTTGGTGCTGCATTTCCTTCCCATTCCTTCAAGGCTTTATAATGATCCTCTTTATTATCGAAGTCATATGGGTCGGGCATTTCACCACGAGTCATGTCACCAACTTGAGCTTTTAAATCTGCTAGCTCTTTTCGTAGACTTTCTTTCTCTAGCTTATCTTTATCAATTTGTTCTTGCTTCTCTTTACGCTTACGTTTTTCTTTTTGGAATGCTGCATAAGACTGCTCTTGTGTCATTCCTGTAGGCTTTTGTTGGTCGCCTTCATCTTCATCAATATAAAGCTCTTCTTGCTCTGTTGCCTCAGCTTGTGGATTAGCTTCGGTTGTCTCTGTTTCAGTTTCCACAACTTCTACAGGTTGAGCAACTTCTTCTTTAATTGGTGTTTCTGTACCAGAATCCATATTTTAATTTCCTCGTTATATGGTGAACGAAAATAGCAAGCTGTAACCCCTTGCTAGTAGGTATGGTTATTTTAACCTATTTATCGTCAAAGATACAACTTGGTTAAATTATCTAGGTTTTCAGGCAATAAAAAAGGCATGTGTCAAATGCCTTAATGACTATCTTGCTGCTTGAAAGTTACTTCTTAACTCTGCGTTAAGTTCCTTTTCAGCTTTAAGCTCTAACTCTAGTGTTGACAGGGCGTTCTTATAATCATTATCAGCCTTATCGTTATCAATCTTTTCTTGGTTCTGTTGGATTTTAGCGACATTAAGTGCCGTTTCAGATTGCAGCTTTTCTCTGCGGCTAGCATCTTCTGACTGAATCTTACCTGCGCTTATTGACATTTCAGCTTGACGGTTTTGTTGCTCAAGTAAGTCAGCCTGACCTTTAAGCATCTCAGCCTGTGCCATTACCATTGCCGGGTTAGGCTCTTGATTTTGCGCTTGCTGCTGCATCTGCTGCATTTTCTGCTGAACATATTCTTTTTCATCATCATCTTTAGGTTCTGGATCTATTCCTAACATAAGCATGTTATCAATTATCTGGTACTGAGCTATTCTTCGGCTTCTTTCACCGCCTTCTCCAGTGGTTGATAGTATCGCCTGATTTAAAAGTATTTGGCCTTGTGGTGTGCTTGAGTCTGCAAATTGTAACATTTTTAAAGTAGTGTCAAGTTCAGCCTCTTTTTTAGACTTGAAAGATTCGCCCATTTTAACTTGTACGGTATAGCGACCACGAGCTGAATTTTTAAACGGGCCATAATTACCATCGCCATCAACCATGTATTGCAATGTTTCTAATTGCGAATGACTACCATCTAAAGACTGAACCCTTAGCTTTCTTGGGTTGCTAAAGTAAAGTATTTGAGCGGCATCAATCCAAGCCTCACACGCTGACTTAATAGCAGACATAGAGTTTTGAATTAATGGTTGAAAGGTATCGTCTTGGCGTTCGTTAACTTGCCTAACAGCATCAGCCGCCGCATTGCTTGGTAATGTGCTTTGACCGGTACCACTCATTTCTAACAGTGTAGTTTCTAGAGCCTGACCAGCCATAGCCAAACCTGAACCAATTTGCGGAGGTGTTTGTTTTCCTATTGGTCCAAAGTGGATAGGGTTGCCATTACTATCTTTTACTGGATCTGATAACACAAAAGGTAGATTATCAATATCAGCCCTTGAGCGTTGACCGCCATGTCTCGCCATTTGTTCAGGTGTGTACTCTGGCTTCTCAACTTGTGGTGCTGCCATTATTTCCATTAATGAGGAATGATAAGTATTTAAAAACATCTGTGGGTCGCGTCTTTTTCTGACTTCACCGCAAAAATATTCAATACCATTGATCACATTGTAGTAACCATATTGAGGAAATACAGGTATGCGCTTAAAAGGCGTTAACTGAGGTTTAATTAAGAAATCATCGCCACTAATCAAAGCATACTCAACGCGCTTAACTTTCTTTCTTGTTGTTGTGTGTTCACGCAACTCTCGCAATTCTTTTAATTCATCACGGGTTACTTTATTGCCTTCGTTATCCTTTATTCCGTCACCTGTAGTTATTACATAGCCGCCACCAAAGTCATAACTTACCATTGACTTAATAACAATTTCGTAATAGTGAGCTAAATAAATATCCTTATCTGAATCAGTGGACCAATCAAACCAATCTATCTGTGCATTGATTGAGCTTACACTTACCCCGTATTCCTCTTCAACTTCTTTGCGGCTAGTTCGGATGATATGCCAACATTGCTTTGAATCAGATTTGTCTTTACGTAATGAAGGGCTGAAAATAACAGAGGAGGCAGCGCTATAAATTGGCTCTAAACATAAGTATTGCTTTTCAGGGTCGGGATTTTCTTCATCTTCATACTTAGCCACTTCTTTAAATGCGCCAAAACCTGAAAAGTAAGCTTCTTGGTCTGCATTGTTGAGTGCTTCAACTCCGTTACCTGTTTGAAAATCATTTCTCCATCTAGACTGTAACGCGTCCGCGTCTTCGTCGGTTGCTTCGTCAGAGTTAGATATAATCTTGGCGTTCATTTCTAATCGTTGCTTTTGACCTAATAATCTATTAATAGCACCATAGACTTTGTTAATCTCTGGCTTAGGCTTGTTTTTAAACTGTTCAGCGTATGAGCCTTTCCACATTGCGCCAGTAACAACAGCGAATTCATAATCATCAAGACATAATCTATTTCTATCGTAATAAGCGGAAAAGCTTTCGTTTAGATCAAGCCTGATATCTTTTAGTTCTTTCATTGTCTCACCAGTGATTAACGGTAGGCACGTAAATGCTGTTTAGGTCTATTTCTTTTATTGGGTTTATTATACTAGCTTTATCTAAGCTTGTCACAACCGCGTCCCACAGGTTAGGAGAAGGTATTGAAACTCTAGAGCCGTCAGGCATAAGAATACCTTTCCTTAACTCCTCTTTAGTATAAAACCTAATAGTGTCACCGGGCTTAACTGGTGTCTTACACGCTTCAGATTTTAGTTTTTCTAGCATTTCAGGCCTTATGCCTACCTTTGTTTCTGGGTTGTACGTAGCAAATGAAATTAAAGTTTCTGGATCGTGATACTTGCCATGGACAACTGCCTCGTATGTTCTTAGTATTCTTTCAGCGACATTTATAATATTTTGCGCTTTTTTATTGTGAAGAACATCTTCATTTTTAAGGTTTTCATTTCTCTGTGTGAGTGTTGTAGTGTCACTTTTAAACTGACCTTTAGGGTCATGTATCTTGCTGGATCCTTTATATGCGTATATATTTGTTTTCTTTCCTTTAAATGCTTTGCTTACATTATCCCTGAGTGTAGCACCTAAGCCGTCAGCATCATAACCGAATGAATCAGCGCCATAAAGTATAGCTCTTTGACAGGCCAGATCCATTTTTCTGTTTCCGTCTGCCGCTTCTATTTCGTCAATATCCTCAAAAACCACACCGACTCTTGCAGCGTAACCACAAGGATCATT